CACGGAATGCACATAGTCTGCCGGGACAACGATATCGTCACCGTAGACGCGCACCTTGCCCTTCAGCGCTAAAATCTCGCTGTCGGTAAGCCGCTGGCTATGCTGACTCTGTATCCCGCAGAAAACAATGGTCAAGAAGACCATTGCCTCCACAGGAAAACAAAGGGCAGAACCCATAGACGCAAACTTGGCCAATTGGATTACTCCATGACCAGGCACGTCCGCTGTTCTCGAGCGTGATGCTTGCACACCTTCAGCGATGTTGGTGTACGAGCGGAATAGCTCTTGAACAAGGACGTTCGAAACTCTATCGGACGCATCAGACAAGTCAATTGTTGCAAGACTATTGTCTTCTGAGCCTCGCTTAGCCATGAGCTGGTTAGGCTCTTGCTGCGAGAAACCTAGGAAACCCGAACAAAAGCTGTCCGGGTGCTCCAGGTACCGAACGAGGGTCCGCGAAACTGCCTGCTGTGCGTATTGCATGCACGTAGGCTCAATCGCGATAATCCTCGGGGATTTCGGCGTTTTAGGGACAAGAGTGACCTTTACAGGCCTCTCTGCCTCAGGTTCGAGAAAATCGACGGACGCGAGTATCTGATGATACCGCGGGTTGGGTAGCACATTATCCAGGAAAGGAAACACGCTTTCCAACCTCTGGGTCCACTCCCGAAGGTCATATTTCGCGTTAGCGAAAAGACCGTCGGCTGTTTTTCCAGGTCCGTGCTTTGGGATAAGTTCTCCCAAAGCAGTCTCGATGTCTAGGCGACTAAGAACGTCGCCAAAGAGTCGAGTCCTCATCTTGTTAAATCGGAGAAGCATTTCCTCCGAAAGGATGAGGTTCCCGATTTCCTGCTCACACGCAATAAAGTTGTCGATCGCCTCTTGATTTCGTGCATCGCTGCACTCCATCTCGAGTTTGCCATACAACAGTGTGACCTGTCGCACAGCATGTATCGCATCGATCGACGCGTCATTGCGTAGCCAGCCGGTTTCCGGATCGAAAACGAGCTCAAGTAACCCTCCCAGAAACACAGGGAGGTACGCACTTTTTGAGGCCACACGTTTGTAGCCCTTGAAGTGGTTGAGAGTGACCTGCTGTTCTTCCAGAGCTTGTTCAAAGCTCTTTCCGAACTCAGGCAGGCCTATCGTAAGAAAGGATAGGCCCTCGTTTTCAAATCTTGTCGTGATTGTTTCAAGATCACGACTGGTGCTTATGCAGCATCTGCTCTGGACGTCGTCCAGAACGCGCTGCAGGAACAACATGGGGCTTTTCATCTTTCCCTCCTAGGGAATAGATCCTTGTCACGTGATGTTCTGAGTTTGCAGACGCATGGGAGGATATTCCATGCGCTCTCTAATGATTCTGAGTGAATCGGATTCCTCCGACCACCCAGCGTCCTTTCTCCGACTACCGCTACTATACGCCCTCGGGCGAACGGTATTGCATGTCGAGAAAGATCTAGATGTAAACCATGTGTAGGGCCCCTCCTGCAAGCAGGAGGGACCCATAGACCACATGTGATCTAGGACTCGCCACCCACCATTTTGGTGAGTGCCGCGAATGACGAGGCCGAGAGGCCCGTCAGCATGCCGCCCGCGAGGGCGACACATTCCGCGGCAGTGTATCCGAACGTCGGCTGACCGACTACGAGATAGGCATAAGCCTTCGCGTAGCGCGAGTTTGCCGGCGTGAATGGATCACTTACGAGCTTGGACTGATCGATCCGGTAAAGATGACGCTTGACGCCTCCTGCAGCCACTTGGTGGCTGATCAGAAGGTTGGTCAGGGCATCAGCCGAACTGAACTGTCCAGACGTAGCCCCGGACGGCATCCGGGGCAGAGAGATAGCAGAACCACCCGTAGGGGTGATCGACTGCGGATCTGCGAACATAGCGACATTGCTCCTCAGCTGTATTTGGTTGTTATGAAGTTGTAGCGACCAACTACACTCGAGTGATGCCGAGCGCAGCGAGGATGGACCATTGCTTCATACTGAGATCAGTACTAGGCGATAGCCCGAATCCGAAAGGCGTGGCCCTGACTCTTTGCTTGGTGACAGCAGTAAACTGCTGCTCCAAGTTGAGTGCGGTGCCGTCACGAAGACGAGCACCTGTCAGGTGGTACGTATTGCTCCTCTGTTGAGTAGCCATAACGTATCCATACCACATTACCGACCCATCGAGTACCATGGCTTCTAGATTCGAGATCAGAGATCCGAAATCTACAAACCAATCGGTGAGCCAGGTCCACGGAGTCAGTTGCCAGACAAGGTCAGGGGTTAACCTTGATCCAAGCAGCCTATCGGCTGCTGCTTCATACGCTTGCATCTTGCTCGAGCTCATGCCCGGGCTGATGTAGTACGTGAAGCTGCCTGAAAACCAGACGCGCTGAGAGAATTCCTCAACGCGCGTTAGACTCCCTTGATACTGGGAATAGAAGGCCGAACTAATGGTTGGCACGGGAGTAGAACTACCCATGTTCACCGTAGTCACGGTCGGTTCCTGTATCGGGAAATCATATCTCCTTCGAACAGCGTTTCCTCTCTGCTTTTCGTACTGGCGTAGAAGTTGAATAGACTTCTTCGCCGTGACGGCAGCAGCCCTAATATCTCGTTCAAGTGGTTTCCACCCGAACTCGATATTAAGGTATTCGCGACCTAGGCCGCGGAGGATACGTGTGCGCTCCTTTAGAGCCGACAATCCAGGAATTGCAGGTATTCCCTGCACTTCCCGTAATTCGCCTGCACCAACTGCGACAGAAGTCACAGATTGGGTAGGCTCGATTGTCGACCTAGCCTTATTGCCATAAGCCCAGAGGGCTGCCTGGTCAATAGGGTCTATGGAGGGCCAAACTGGAAATCCATACGTATAGGCTTGAAGCCTACCCGCAAATTTCCGTTCGACTGAAGAAGATGACGTTCCTTCGCGAAGGTTTACGGTAAGTCCCCCATCACGATAATGATACTTCGTGGTAGAGAACGGTCCGCCGACATCCGCTTGGGTAGTGAGCTTGCGCCCTGTCAGCTTTTCATACAGGCGAACATCTCTGAGCATACCATGAAAGTTTCCATGGTTCTCATCGATGGTCTTCTGTTGTTCAGCTGCAAAGGTGCCATTGTAGTCAAAGACGTTGAACGGTTGTCCAACGCCTATTCGAACCTGCTCGCGGTTTCTATAAGAAACCCCGACGGCTCGACTACGCTCACGACGTCCACTCGCCAAGGGCTTCTTTCCTGCAGCTACCGTCCGGTAGTTGCGCGGATTGAGCTTACTTGGATCGAGTGATTGATATTCCATGGACTTACCTTTCTCGCTAGCAGATGGAACCCCGTTACTAGTGTCCCACCCGGGCCGCGACATACACGGGGTGCATAAAGCACCTGGGTGGGACTCCGAAAGGG